GTGATACTGTCGTATCTATTGTAATTAAAAATACCTAAGAACAGGATTACTCCTAACTATATAAATGAGTATATTTTAACACGCTATAAATCAACGGATTAATAACTATATTTATTTGTTTGCTGAAAATTTGCTGTATCAATTACCGAATAAATCCGGCTGCGTTTCGTCTAAAATACCATCCCCGTTTGCGTCCAGCGTCCGGTTATCTAATGTAAAATGAATAGGCGTAGAACCATCAAAGTATGTTTGAGTAACACCCGTTACTAAATCGCCAGTATTAAGTCCACCATTTAAGATAGCAGTAAAAGCCGTAGGGCTTTCAAAGTCTGCCGTTATTGTTAAATCCTCAACGCTGTACACATAGTTAGGGTATTCCCCGGACGTACTAACATTATTCCAGCTGCCTACCACTTTGCCACAAATGAACGGTGCGAAGTAGGTACACTTTCCGTTTTCCAAAACCACACATACCACTAAATCCATAGCGTCTGCGATGTACTGACCATCCGCAGGCGCGGCGGTATCTGTTTCGTCTTTGGAGCATGAACACAAGGCGAACACCGCCAAAATAAGTAATGCTATCTTTTTCATTTTTTCAGTATTTCTAATAACGTCTGTATTTGCCTATCTTTTTCGGCTATAATTTCCCGTATAAAATCCTCAGATAGTAGGCTTTTGGATTGCTGCTGACCTATAACGGTAGCATTTCGCCCGGTAACACTGTTTGCGCCAGTTATTCCGTTTGCTTTGTACATATCACCAGAGCCACGCAAAAGCCAGTCTGCCGAAACATCCGGGCAAGCATCCAAAACACGCAGAACCGTATCTAAGGTTATGCGCTTTCCGTGGCTTAACTGGCTATTTAATCTACTTTGTGCTGCACTATCGCCAGCAGCTACCGAATTTTCGGTAATCTTTTTCTCTTTTAATACGGCATTAATGCGAGTGCGCACCATGTCGGCTTTTTCTGTGTAGTCCATTTTCAGTTAGTTTTACCTATTTTCAAGTTAAATTTTTCGGTTGCTACCGAAATTTCTGTGGATTTTCTTTGGAGGTTACAGAAAAACGCCTAACTTTGCACCAACAAACGAACAAAGGAGCAAAAGAAAGACTGCCGACCTTAGTAGGCCGGTTATCCATAACCAAATATCCAATATATCCGGTTACAAAGGTAGGCAGTTTTTTCTAATGCACCAACAAACCAATAAACAAAAATAGAAAATGTTACTGAAAAACTGGTAAGTATGGGACAGAAGAAGAAAGAAAAGATTACCCGCGACTGCCTACGAGCCATGAAGATAGGCGATACGGTGGTAGTGGAGTGTAAAGACGGCTACGATTTGGATAGCCAGAAAAACACCGCTTATGCGATGCAGAAAATGGAAAACTGCCGGTTTGCCTGCAAATCGGACGGACTGACATTAACCGTAACGAAACATGGTATCAGTTAAACCCGTGTGCGAACCGGATAGACGCTACAGCCAAAAGGAAGCGGCGGAACTGCTGGGCGTTGAACGCCACACAGTCAGACGCTGGGAGGTTGAGGGCTGGATACGCTTCTATGTGCGCAAAGCCGGGCGAGCGAAGTTTACCACGGGCAAACAGATTATCAAGTGCTGGGAAACCACCTATTTATAACAATTCAAAATTACGAAATATGAAAGCGATTTATTACTGCATCCTTTTCGTGCTGGGCTTCATAGCCATAATCGGCATTTTCTCAGAGCCGGAGCCAGCATTAGACACGGCACGCTGGACTACTGTTTTTGTCGTATCGAAGTCCGTAGGCTTTGCCGCCGGATATATCGCGTACCGTCTGATGGTGCGCTGGGAAAAAGAGGGAAAGATACAGGTATTAGACGATGACGAAGCATAAAACCTATCTGTTATGGCTATCAATTTCAAAAAATTAAAGGCACAAATCAAACCGTTTAAGCCGGAAGCCAAAAACGGCTACATCTTTATCGCTACCAATGAACAAAAGAAAAACGGCGTATGCAGTGTGGCTAAACCGGGAAGCAAGCGCAGTTTACTATCCGCTTTAGTATGGTTTATCCAGAATGATGCAGATTTCAAAAAAGAATTTACCCTATAAATCAAACAAGTTATGCAACCAATCCAAATTAACGTACAGGTTAGTATCGGACTTAACAGCGAATTATCCGCACTGCTGATGTCCGTAGTGAACCGTCCGGCGCAGGTGGCGGAACTGCCAGCAGCACCGAGAAGCAAGAAACCGGCAAAATCCCAACCGGAACCGAAGCCGGAAGTAACCAACCAGCCGACCCCGACCGATGGCCAGGCCACAGCATCCGAAGAACCGGAACCGCAGCCAGAAACGGCAAAGCCGGAACCGGAACCAGCCCCGGTGCAAGAGCCTGCACCCGAACCACAGCCGGAACCAGCCAAAGAGGAAGCAAAAGAGTACACGGAGGTAGATGTACGGGCGGCTATGGACAGAACCCGCAAGCGCATAGAGGGCGAAAACTACAAGGAAAAACCCGACAGCGAGGGGTACAAAAAGTGGCACCGGGTATTGACCGGGTGGTTTAAGAACACCGCCGCAGTCTACGGAGCGGAAAAGCCAAGCGCATTACCCGACAGCGAGAGCCGGGCGAAATTCATAGCGTGCTGCGATGCGGTGTACGTGAAAGATGACGAACTGGTAGAAGATTGTCCATTTTGACCTATGGGAGCGCACGCACTATTAAGCCCGTCCGCCGCGCACAGGTGGATTAACTGCACAGCCGCACCACGGCTGGAGGCGACAGTAGAGGATAGCGGCAGCAGTTATGCCGCAGAGGGAACATTAGCGCACGCCTACTGCGCTATAAAGCTGAAAGAGTTTTTAGGCCGTGACATTTCCGATGAGGCGGCAGAGATAGCCGAACTGGATAGCCAGTACCACACCGGGGAAATGGACGAATACACGGACACATACAAGACTATCGTACTGGAAAAGTATAACGCCGCACGTGCCAGCGTGGCAGATGCGCAGCTGCTGGTAGAAACCCGTCTGGACTTTAGCAATTATATCCCGGACGCTTTCGGCACTGCCGATGCTATCATAATCGCAGACGGCACTATGGAGGTGATAGACTTCAAGTATGGCAAAGGCGTTAGGGTGTCTGCCTACCGTAACCCGCAGATGATGATATACGCGCTGGGCGCATACGACCGGTTTAACTTCGAGTACAAGATAGACCGGGTGCGCATGACCATAGTACAGCCACGTATCGACAACCTTAGCGAGTTTGAGTTATCCGTATCCGATTTGCTGGCATGGACTGATGAAACGCTGATACCGAAAGCAAACGAAGCCTACGGAGAGAACGGCGTACAGGTGCCGGGCGACTGGTGCCAGTTCTGCAAAGTGAAAAGCATCTGCCGAGTGCTTACTCAGAAATGCACCGGCGCAGCCTCAGACCACCCAGACCCGAAACTGTTAAGCCCGGAAGAACTGGCCACGGACGTACTGCCGCTGCTGGCTACGGTTAAGACATGGTTAGCGGGCGTGGAGGATTACGCGCTACAGCAGGCGTTAAGCGGCGTACAGTTACCCGGCTGGAAAATCGTAGAGGGGCGCAGCGTCCGGAAGATTACCGACCAAGAGGCAGCAGCCGTGGCACTGAACAAAGCCGGATACAAGACCACCGAGATATACAAACCGCAGGAACTGCGAACCATTACCGAACTGGAGAAGCTGGTAGGCAAAAAACAGTTTGCCGCTATCTGTAGTGACTATATCGAAAAGCCGCAGGGCAAACCGACACTGGCACCGGAAAGCGACAAACGCCCGGCGATAGACCCGGTAGCGGACGATTTCAAAGACATAAACCTATGAGCCTATGCAGGCAGTGTTTGATTTCGTTATGCAGCATCCGTTTTGGGCTTTGTATCTGGCTATCCTGCTGGGCATAGCGGTACACGGATTTAGAAGCAACAAGGACAAATAAATGTTTAACACCAAAAATTTACAGAAATGATTACACCAGTAGTAAAAGAAACAAAAGTAGTGTTCGGCCCGTGCCGACTGAGTTACACCCACGTATTTAGCAAGTTTGCCCCGGACGGCGACACCGCCAGCGGCAAGTACATGACAAACGTACTGATACCGAAAGAGGAAAAGGAAACCATTAAGGCTATCCAGCAGGCTATCGAAACAGCCAAAAAATCCGGTATCGTATCGAAGTGGGGCGGCAAAGAGCCTAAAAAACTGGATATGCCGCTGCGTGACGGCGACACCGACAAAGACGATGACGAAGTATATGCCGGACACTTCTACGTGAACGCAAAGAGCAACACACGCCCCGGTATCGTAGACAAAAACAAAGCCCCTATCGTGGATGAGGACGATATATATAGCGGCGTTTGGGCTATCATGTCAGTAACATTCTACGCCTATGACGTAAACGGAAACCGTGGCGTGGCGTGCGGGCTTAACAACATTATGAAATACAAGGATGACGAACGTCTGGGCGGCAGAGCATCTGCCGAAAGCGACTTTGCCGACCTTGATATGGAAGATGACGAAGATTTATAAAGCTATGAAACAGATAGTAGTAAAACTGACCGAGGAACAGCAGGCGTTAATCAAACTTTCCGCTACTGCCATAGACGCTAAAGCCAGTAAACCGATTATAGAGGCTATGGACGCTACAGACAGCGTGGAGATAGATTTTAACGAGTTGCTGGAAAGCAAAGAAGAACAGAACCAAATAGTAGTCGCTATGGGTCTGATGGCTATAGGGAAAATCGCCAACGACCTAAACGTATAACATTTGCCCGGTGCGGGTGCATCCTGCACCGGGCTACTAAAAAGGAAACGATATGCAAGAGATATTATTAACCATAGCGGAGCGATGCCACGCAGCGGCAACAAAGCGGGGCAAGGATACTACCGGTGTAGGCTGCATCCAATCTTTGCGCATGGAACTGCGCGAGTATTGGAAAGCGACCGACAGAGCCACAGAAACGCCCGAATTTGACGAAGTAATAGCGCAGGCGGGCAAACTATCAGATGAAGATTTTGCAGCGTTCTACGGGGCTAAAATCCACAACACGGCGACCGATGAACTGGCAGACATTCTGATAGTGGCCGCTACATGGCTGTGGGAAGCAAAGACCGAAGCAGGCGGCAATTTCCAGCCCGGCAGGTCTATAGATGTTATGCTGCTGACCGGTGCCGTGCAGTTTGTCTGCGGACAGATGGCAGACCAGCACGACATAGAGAGGCTGCGCACTGTGGTTAATCTGAAAATGCGGTATAACGAACTGAGAAAGGATTAGCTGATGCGCGAAATAGGGATAGACATAGAAACCTACAGCAGCCACGATTTGAAAAGCTGCGGCGTTTACCGCTATGTGGAGGCACCGGATTTCGCTATACTGCTGTTTGCATACAGTGTAGACGGTAGCCCGGTAGTGTGCGTGGATTTGGCGCAGGGCGAGCGGATACCGGATGATGTATTTGCAGCACTGACCGACCCGGCAGTTACCAAGACGGCATTTAACGCAGCTTTCGAGCGTGTTTGTATCGGCAAATACTTTTTTGGCGAACCGTTAGACCCGGCGCAGTGGCGGTGTACGATGGTGCGTGCGGCCCGTATGGGTCTGCCGCTATCGCTGGAGCAATGCGGCGAAGTGCTGAGGCTGGAAAACGGGAAAATGAAAGAGGGCAAAACGCTAATCCGCTATTTTTCCACACCGACCAAAGGCAAACGGCATTTCCCGGCAGACGCACCGGACAGATGGGAGGTTTTCAAGCAGTACAATATCCGGGACGTTGAGGTAGAGCAGCAGATATTAGCCAAAGTACGCAGGCTGGAACCGGCGGAATTTGACGAAAGACTGTACACGGTAGACCAACTGATTAACGACCGTGGCGTGCTGCTGGATAGGCAGCTGGCAGAAAATGCCACACGTTTTGACGATGAGTATAAAGCGCAGCTGCTGGAAGAAGCCAAAGCCCTAACCGGGATGCCGAACCCAAACAGCCCGGCGCAAATCAAAGAGTACCTGCACAGGGCTACCGGTCTATCCATTGACAGCCTAAATAAAAAAAATCTGGATGACATAGAAAACCAGCTGACCTACTGGCCGAAAGCACAGAAAGTATTACGCATTAGGCGTGAAATGGGCAAAACGTCTACAAAAAAATACTGCGCTATGCTGGAGTGTGTCTGCGATGACGGACGGATACACGAGCTTTTGCAATTCTACGGCGCAGCCCGTACCGGACGATGGGCAGGCAGGCTGGTACAGGTGCAGAACCTACCACAGAACCATTTGCCCGATTTGGACTACGCACGCAGTCTGGTTAAGGCGGGCGATTTGGACGATTTCGAGCTGAACTACGCTAACCCGACTTATGTATTATCCGAACTGATACGCACGGCTTTTATCGCAAAGCCCGGCTGCACTTTCCACGTCTGCGACTTTTCGGCGATAGAGGCACGGGTAATAGCGTGGCTGGCTGGGGAGCAGTGGGTACTGGACGTATTCCGTGCAGGCGGTGATATTTACTGCGCTACTGCCAGCCAGATGTTTAAGTGCAAGGTAGAGAAGCACGGCGAAAACGCAGAGCTTAGGCAAAAGGGAAAGATAGCCGTACTGGCACTGGGCTACGGCGGCGGCGTGGCTGCGCTGGAAAACATGGGCGGTAGCCGCATGGGATTAAGCCAGCAGGAAGAAAAAGACATTATGACCCGCTGGAGGTCTGCAAATCCGCGCATAGTCAAGTTTTGGACTATCATAGAAACCGCTGCTGTGCGTGCCATTAAGTACGGCGAAGAAGTGACCATTAACCGGGGCATAGTGGTATCGTATCGCTGGGGTATGCTGCTTATTACCCTACCGTCCGGGCGCACTATCTGTTACCCGCGTGCCACTATCGGAGTGGAAACCGGGGACGGATGGAGAGGCGACCACGAGATTATAGAGTATGAGGGACTGAACCAGACTACGAAGAAGTGGGAAAAGATACGCACCTATGGCGGAAAGCTGACCGAGAATGTGGTACAGGCTATCGCCCGTGACATTCTGGGCTATATCATTCTGAGAGCCGACAAAGCGGGGCTTAATATCGTATTCCACATACACGATGAGATAGTGGTAGAAGCGGAACCGGGGCAGACCCTACAGGACGTGGAAGCCATTTTTTGCAAACCTATTGACTGGTGCCGGGATTTGCCGCTGAAAGGCGCAGGATATACGACACCATACTACCTAAAAGACTAAGAATATGACAGAAAGACGATTTTTAAGATTTTACTACGCCGCTATAAAGCGATACGGTGATAAACGCTGGACTGCACACCACGATGTAATAGAGTTTAACCCTAACTACACAGTGAGCGTTAGCGGTCTGGAGAAAGAAGATTTTGACTACAGGGATGATAAACCCTATGTAGTGGAGTTATCCAACGGCACTAAGTTTCTGTGCTTTTTCCACGGCTTCGGCGATGGGCTGGAGGATGAGATACTGAGCGCACGGGGCGAAGCCGCTAACAGTTATGCAGGCGATGAGTGCGTAGCGAAAGTAAAGAAGAACATTAACAAATTAAACCAGTATTGATATGTGCAAATTAACAAATGAACAGATGCTGCGTTACTTCATATTTAAGGATTGCGGCTTTGATGAGGAAATAGCAAAGAAAAGTTATGATTTCGTAATGGGTAACGAACAACCGGAGCCACAGCCGGAAAGCAAACCGGCTACCGAACTGGCAGACGGCATTTATCTGATGTACGGCAAACTGCCGGTAGCCTACAAAGGGCAGGAACTATCGGAGAACGAAAAGAACGGATGCACGGGAATAGGTGTAAAATTCGGTGGCAAATCGCTGGTATTAACCTTGTTCGACATAGGCGATGACGATAGAACGCTGACCACTCAGAAAGGCGGCACACGCTTCATAACCGACTATCACCAAGCCGCAGAAGACATGGACGGCAAAGCAGCCACAGACGATATACGGGACATTCTTAACATGGGTATCGCTGATGAGGAATATATACCCAGTCTGGGCGAACTGTATTTTATTCTGGCATACTTTACCCAAATTAACGCTGCACTGGAAGCCGTAGGAGGCGAACCGCTGCGTAATGATTGGTACTGGAGCAGCACACAGTACAGCGCGACCTATGCGTGGCGTTTGTACCTCGGCAATGGCAGCGCGGGCAACGGCACTAAGGCCGCGGGCCAGCTCAGAGGTAGGCCCGTTTCAGCATTTTTACCCCTAAACAGTTAATCTTTAGTAGTTAAACTTTAGCCCGGCGAAAGCCGGGCATTAAATACCCAGATATGAAATACTTTGCTTCATGCAGTTTTGGAAAAGATAGCGTGGCTACTGTGCTGCTGGCACTGGAGCATAACGAGCCACTGGACGAAATTCTGTTTACGGAAGTGATGTTTGACCACGCCCGGAACATATCCGGCGAAATACCGGAGCATATAGACTGGATACATAGTGCAGCCATACCACGGTTTGAGGCTATGGGAGTGAAAACACGCATTTTGCGCAGCGACCGGGACTATATGTATTTTTTTCAAAACACCGTAGGGGGGGGAAGCACGTAGGCAAAATTTATGGTTTTCCGCTGGCTGGCAAATGTACCATAAACCGGGACTGCAAAGTAAAGCCGATAAAACAGTATCTGCGGAATTTGGGCGAAGATGTTACAGAATATATCGGCATAGCGGCAGATGAACCGAAACGGCTGCTGCGGCTGAATGACCGAAAAATATCACTGCTTGCAAAGTACGGATACACTGAGGCGATGGCAAAGGAACTATGCGAAAAACATAACCTGCTATCCCCTATTTACCGGATGGATACACGGGGCGGCTGCTGGTTTTGTCCCAATGCCAAAATATCCAGCCTATCCCGTCTACGGAAACTGCACCCGGATTTGTGGCAGGAACTGGAAACACTAAGCCACACACCCAATATGTGCAGCACCGGATTTAAGTACGGATTAACGCTACAGGATGTGGCACTGAAAATAGACAAATTCGACAAAAGACAAAAAGAAATTATGGAGATACGAGAAAAACAACTAACACTATTTCCGGAATTTGACCCGCCAACGCCGGGGGGGGGTGCTATGTAGCATAGACCACGACCGACCCAGACGGGCAAAATGGCGGGTACATTTCAAAAACGGAAATTACCGTGATGTCTGCGGCTGGTGCGTGAAAAGGTTTAAGGATGACGGCGACAGTGCCGGAATAGTAGACAAAATAGAAAAATTAAAAAGTGATGACAGACCAATATAATAAACCGATACTGGATGCCTGCTGCGGCGGTAAGATGTTTTATTTCGACAAATCCGACCAGCGGGTATTATTCCAAGACATACGAAAAGTCAAAACCACGCTTTGCGATGGTAGAACTTTCGAGGTATCGCCAGACGTACAGGCGGATTTTACAAATATGCCATACCCTAACAGCTGTTTTAGTATGGTTGTTTTCGACCCGCCGCATTTAATCTACCACAGACAGCAAAAAATCGAGGGGGGGGATAAAGCTACACCGACCGGATGGCAGCAGCTAAAATATGGTGCTTTGTATTCAGATTGGCGCGATATGCTGACTAAAGGTTTTAGCGAATGTTTCCGAGTATTGAAACCGGGCGGTTTTTTGATTTTCAAGTGGAACGAAACCGACATAAGAGTTTCCGAAGTCCTAAAACTGACCACTGAAAAACCCGTATTTGGGCATATATCTGGGAAACGTAGTAATACACACTGGATATGTTTTATGAAACAGTAAGAGTATGGAACCAACGAGAAATAACCCAACAGACGAAAAGCCGAAAAACTGCGGTAACTGTGCGCTTTGCATACATACCTACATGGGCTGCGAGTGCCAACTAACCGACAACACGGTAGATGATGCGCAGGAGGGCTATATAGACTATATTCCGGAGGATGAGCGATGAACGAAGATAATTTAATCAGCATACCAGCCAGCATAACGGCAGAACAGCTGCACAGGCTGTACGACCGTCTGGAGGATGAGGCGAAGCCCTACACGCTACGTGTGGGTACAAGTCAAGAAAAGCACAGGGCGGTAACAATCTACTGCGATGCTGAGAATGTGGCGTATTTTCAAATATGATAGACCATGAAATTTAAGCTGAAATATGATTTTACGATAGATTTAGCCACAGCGCACAGCCGGGTATCGAAGAAGTGGCGTAACCGGCACTGGCAATGGTCTGAACTGCTGGAGCGGTGCAGCGAAACGAAGCGTACCGGAGAAACGGCAGCGGAATACGCACGCATGAGCAGAGAGGAACAAAGCAACGTAAAGGACGTGGGCGGCTTTGTCGGTGGTTATCTGAGCGGCGGGATACGAAAGAACACAAACGTACTGTACCGCAGCGTAGCTACGCTGGATATAGATTACGGCACGGTAAACGTCTGGGATGACTTTACTATGGCCTTTAATTTCGCCGCGATGCTTTACAGCACGCACAAACACAGCGAAGCTGCACCCCGGTACCGTCTGGTATTTCCACTGAGCCGACAAGTAACCCCAGCGGAATACGAGCCGGTTTGCCGGAAGATAGCGGCAGAACTGGGTATAGATTTATTCGATGATACCACCTACGAACTGCCGAGGCTGTTTTACTGGCCCAGCACGTCAAAGGATGCGGATTTCGTGTTTGAGTGGCAGGACGGCCCGGCGTGCAACGTAGACCAGATACTAAGCCAGTATGTAGACCCCTACGATGTGAGCGCATGGCCGATGTCAAGCAGGGAAAGCACGGTAATAGCGCATGAGATTAAGAAAGCGGGCGACCCCACGGAGAAGCCCGGACTAATCGGCGCATTTTGCCGGGCCTACACCATAGAGGAAGCGATAGAGCGGTTTTTGCCAGACTGCTACGAGCCGACAGGCACGCCGGGGCGGTACACATACAAGCTGGGCAGCGTGGCGGGCGGTCTGGTGTGCTACGAAAACAAATTTGCCTACAGCCACCACGAAACAGACCCGGCAAGCCGCCAACTGTGCAACGCTTTCGACCTATGCCGAATACACCTATACGGCGCAAAGGATGAGGGCAGCAGGGCTACGGACGTGACCCGTAAACCGTCCTTTGCGGCGATGCAGGAAATGGCGGCGGCTGACAAAAACGTAAAACTGCTGATGGCACGGGAGCGCAGCGCGTCCGTGGCTGATGACTTCGGCGATGTGGAAATGCCGGAAGATTATAACGATGAGTGGAAAGCCGAACTGGAGTACACCAAATCCGGCAAACTGCTGTGCAGCATCCAAAACATAATACTGGTGCTGGAAAACGACCCGGCACTGAAAGGGCGCATTACGCACGATGAGTTTACCGGGTACGATGTGATAACGGGCGGTCTGCCGTGGAGCCGGCAGGCGGCACAGTGGAGCGACCGGGACGATGCCAATTTGCGCGTATGGCTGGAACGTAACTACGACATAACCGGGAAAGACAAAATATATGACGCTTTGGCGGCAGTACTGACCCGGCACAGCTACCATCCTATCCGGGACTATCTTAACGGGCTGCACTGGGACGGCACGCCACGTCTGGAGCGGCTGATTATTGACTATATCGGCGCAGAGGATACAGAACTAAACCGCACCATGACGCGCAAGCATTTCACTGCGGCGGTAGCCCGGATATTCCAGCCCGGATGCAAATATGATTACTGCCTAATCCTCACAGGCCCGGAGGGTGCGGGAAAATCTACGCTGCTGGGAAAGATGGGCGGAAAGTGGTTTAACGACAGCATAACGACCACAGAGGGCAAAGAGGGCATGGAGCAACTGCGCGGCGCATGGATTATCGAAATGGGCGAACTTGCCAGTATCAAGCGCAGCGATGTAGAGAGCGTGAAAGCCTACCTATCCAAACGGGATGACAGTTACCGGGCGGCATACGGCAGGCGGAAAGAGAACCACCCACGGCAGTGCGTTTTCTGCGGTACGACAAATGAGGCGTTATTCCTCAAAGGCGACAACGGGAACCGGCGTTTTTGGGTGATAGCAGTAGACCCCGCACTGCGCAAGTACCAGCACTGGCAGGAAGCGTTAGACCGCGACCGTGACCAGCTTTGGGCGGAAGCCGTGGAATACTACCGCAGGGGTGAAAGGCTATATCTAAGTGACGAACTGGAGGCACAGGCACGCCAACGGCAGGAAGCATATAACGATGACAGCGACGACCCGATAGTGGCGATGCTTCATAAGTTTCTGGATATGAAGCTACCGGCGGACTGGCCCACACGTGACATACCGGACAGGCGCAGGTACATACGCACGCCAGACCCGCTACAGGCGGACGGCGTGGAAATGCGCAGCCGGGTATGTGCGGCGGAGTTTATTTGCGAACAGCTGGGCAGGGACATTTCCGATAAAGAATTTAAGTACATGGCACGGCGTGTTAGTAAGATGATAGCCAGTTTGCCTAATTGGGAACGAATGGGCGCAAGCAGGCACGCTGACAGGTGGTATGGTGTGCAAAAAGCATTTAGGCGCATAGAGAATGTAACCAATGAAGATGATTTGTAAACGATGTAACCGAAGGTATGAGAAAACTAAGAAACGGCATTTGTAACCCGATTTTTCGGTTACATATTCGGTTACACAATTTGGTTACAATGTAAATAACAATAAATCAAGTATTTATATATAAATGTAACTATGTAACCAAAAATATATATGAAGTAGATAAATAACGTAAAACAGAGATATAACCCTACTTATACAGATAAAAACACATATCTGTACGCACGTAAGGGGTATTATAGGAAAAATAGAAAAAACAGTTACAATGAAACGGAGCATAGAAAAGATAGTGAAACACGCCGAAGTATCGGAGAAAGCGATAGAGCAGTATTTGACCGACAGCGTAAAAAAACTGGGTGGTATCTGCCTAAAGTACAATAATCCCGGCATGGTAGGTTTTCCCGACCGTGTTTGCCTGCTACCGGGCGGCGTTACCTTATGGGTGGAACTGAAAAGCAAAGGGCAGCAGCTGCGCACCATGCAGCGCATACGCATATCGCAGATGCTGCATTTAGGACACACGGTTACTGTGTGCAAAAGCAAAGAGGATATAGACCGGATGTTAGAACCCTATAAAACCAGCAGACCATGATTTTTAGACCCTACGAATATCAGCGTACAGCAATGCAGTGGATTACCGACAAACCCCGGTGCGGTCTGTTTCTGGATATGGGGCTGGGCAAAACGGTATCTACGCTGACAGCCCTACAGTGGCTGATAGATGACTGCGAAATTAGCCGGATTTTGGTAGTGGCCCCAAAAAAAGTAGCGGAAACCACGTGGAGTACGGAGGCGGAAAAATGGGAGCATCTGCACGACCTACGGGTGGTTAAGGTAATCGGTACGGAGAAACAGCGGTGCATGGCTTTGGCGCAAAAAGCAGATGTGTATGTGACCGGACGGGATAATTTCGTTTGGCTGGTGGGCAAATATGGCGGAAAACTGCCGTTTGACGCACTGGTTATAGATGAGCTGACCAGCTTTAAGAGTGCCAAAAGCGAAAGGTTTAAGGCGATGCGCATAGCCGTACCGAGCGTTAAGCGTGTTATCGGTCTGACCGGAACACCGGCACCAAACGGACTGATAGACCTATGGGCGCAGATGTACTGCATAGACCAAGGCGAAAGGCTGGGCAAGTCTATTACCAGATACAGGGAAACTTATTTTGAAACCCACAAATGGAATAATATAATAGTACGCTGTGACGTGAAAAAAGGCTGTGAGGAAATTATACGGAACAAGATAGCCGATATATGCCTATCCATGCAGGCAAAGGACTATTTGCAACTGCCGGAAATGATTACCCACACGGTTAAGGTCTATTTGAGCGATAAAACGATGTCGGCATACACGAAGTTTGAAAAGGAAAAGGTTTTGGAGTTTCAAGAGGAACACGGAAACGAACCTGCAAACATTCTGGCAAATTCCGCCGCCGGTCTGATGAACAAGTTAAGCCAGTATGCTAACGGTGCTATCTACGATGAGGATATGCAGGTACACAGCATCCATAACGAGAAAATAGACCGTCTGGCAGAGATAGTGGAAGCCGCCAACGGCAGCAGCGTATTAGTGTTTTATCAGTACAAACACGACATACCGCGCATAACGTCCCGGCTGAAAGGCTATGAGGTACGGGTATATCAAGGCGAAAAGGATTTGAAAGACTGGAACGCCGGAAAAATAGACGTGCTTCTGGCACACCCGGCAAGTACGGCGTATGGGCTGAATATGCAGCAGGGAGGCCACTATATCGTATGGTTTGGCACCGGCTGGAATTTGGAACTATACCAGCAGGCAAATGCCAGACTGCACAGGCAGGGGCAGCAGTATCCGGTTACGGTGTACAGGCTGATTTGCGCCGGTACTGTGGATGAGAGGGCCAGCGCGGCTTTGGAGGGGAAGAAAGGCGTACAGCAAAGTTTATTAGATAGCCTTAACTACTTAATCCGTAAACACAGTGAGCAATAGAAAGCGCGTGAACATATCATTAGACCCGGAAACCTACGAGAAACTACAGCAGGTGCAGAGGGAACACAGGTTTAAGAACCTATGCGAATTATTGACCGCATTAGCGCATATTCTGATAGACCGTATGCAGGTGGCGGAGCAAAGGAAATACGACCTACCGGAAGATGACGGGCAGCATATAGACAGTATGTTTGATGACTTGAGCAACACACAGAGAGTACCGGACGGAACGGTACCAGTTAGGCATAATAGTAAGAAACTTAGATAGCATATATGACTATGGCAAAGGATAAAGATTATAATAAGTTGATACACACGGTTAAGTGGCTGCGGCTTCGGCGCGATACACTGACAGCACACCCGCTTTGCCAAAGGTGCGAAGCTGAGGGAAGAATAACACCGGCTACGGAAGTACACCACATACGCCCTGTGGAGGAAGCTATTACTATGGCTGACAAGATGCAGCGTATGTATGATGTACACAATCTACAGGCACTATGCCACGACTGCCACGTTAAGACACATACGGAGTTAGGCAGATGCGGCAGGGAGGCGACACGCAAACGCAACACAGAACAGGTGCAGCAGGTGATAAAAAAATTTTTTGGCTGCGGTTGAGTTTTGGGCCGGGGGTGGTTTTTTAATCGGGGGTGTACCCCGTTAAACCTCGCCCCCAGTCTTGTTTTTTCGTATGTAAAATTTTGGAAATGCGGTACTTTGGACTAAATCAAACAAAAAACGAATAAATATACAGGAAAAATGGCGAAAACGGTAAACGAGTATAAGACGGAGATAATCAAGGTGCTAAAAGCGCACCGGCTGTATAGCAAAGGTTTGGATATGCAGGTTTTATCATTAGCCAGCGCGATGCGTAATTTGGAAATGGCTAACGAGCAGATAGACGGGCTGACCGAAACGACAGTTTGGGAAAAAACCCGCTACGGTGAGAAGCTGGCACCGCACCCGGTTTTCAAAATCGCAAAGGAGGCGCAGGAACTGATAACCCGGCAAATGAAGTCTTTAGGGCTGACCGCTGAGGATTTGGCCGGTGAGGTTGAGGATGACCCGTTAGTAGACATTACAAAGAAGCTGACCAAGAAACGCAAGCAGCCAAAGATAATCAAACCCGGTACGACTGAATGACAGAGGAAGAAAAAGACAGGCTGAGGCAAGCCAAAGAGGAAGTGACCGGGCTACTGGCTGGCAAGGACATAGACCGATACCGACTAACCGAAGTGGATAGCCGGTTAGATGATTATGTGCGTGAAGTGGCGGGCGACCCGGAGGCGCATAACCTATACGAGCAGCTGGCAGTAGCCCGGTTTTTCCATTTGTGCGATAAGTACGGTATCAATGCTACGGAGGTGTGGCAGTTTTGCGACTTCTACGAAAGTCTGTATTTTCCCGGTAAGGCCGGGCAGCAGCGGTACAGGCTGACCCCGGTACAGTATTTCCAATTTGCCAGCATCTTTGCTTTTTGGCAGGACGGCAGGCGGGTAGTCCGGGAAGTGGTGCTGTATGTGCCGCGCAAATTCAGCAAGACCACCAGCACTGCATCCCTGGCCATATATGATTTGCTGTACGGCGATAACAATGCGGAGAGCTACACAGCCGCCAACAGCAACGACCAAGCGAAAAAATGTTTTGACGTGATACGCGGCTGTATGCGCAGGTTAGACCCAAAAGAACGCCGGTACGTTATCAACGAGCAGACGGTAAAGAGCAGGCGGAAAGACCGCACGGCCTTTGCCCAATGTCTGACCGCTAACGCACGGACGAAAGACGGACTGAACGCCAGTACGGTTATCATGGATGAGTTTAGCCAAGCGCGGGACAGTGAACTGCTGACCGTGCTAACTACGTCTATGGGTGTGCGGGAAAATCCGCTGACCGTGATAATAACTACTGCGTCCGATGTATTCGATGGCCCGTTTTACGAAATGCTACAGGGCTATAAATCCGTACTGCTGGGTGAGTATGAGGATGACAGTTTATTTGCCCACATATTCGAGCCGGATTTAGACGACCCGGAAGATGAGGAAAGCACATGGCGAAAGGTACACCCGCATTTAGGGGTAACGGTTAGTCTGGACTTCTACAGGCACGAATACAAAAACGCGCTGCGTAACGGCAGTGAAGCTATGCTGGCTTTTCGTACAAAGCTGCTTAATACCTATGCCGAGAATGAGCAGCGCAGCTGGATTAGTAGCACGCTGGCCCGGCACATAAGCAGACCGATAAGCATAGACGGTATCAAAGGCAGACCGGATGCGATGGTAGCCATAGACCTAAGCGAAAGCGATGACTTTAGCGCGGTGACGATGGGAATGTATGACCCAGCGCATAAAAATTTCTATTTCCATACCGCCTACTTTTTCCCGTCCGGCGCACTGCCGGGACACCCAAACGAAAAGTTGTACAGGACATGGGCGGAAAAGGGATTTTTAATGCTGACCGATGGCGATGTGATAGACTACCGGCGCATAGTGGATTACGTGCTGTACCTTAACCAGCACGTCCGGGTACTGGGTATCGGCTATGACCCGTGGAAGTCGCAGGAGGTTATTAATATGCTGGCTGCGTCCGGTGCCGGGAACGTGATAAAAGGCGTGCGGCAGACCTACGGAGTGTTTACCGCACCGGTGGAAAGTTTCGAGCATGGGGCAAAGACCGGGCATATATTCATTAACGACAACCCGATTAACGCCTACTGCTTTGGTAACGCTGTGCTGGATAGTGACAGGCTGGAGAACTGCAAGCCTATCAAGCGGAAAGCGAGCCAGAAGATAGACGGCGTGATTACGAAACTGATGTGCCTACGGCTATTTATCGACTATGAACGGTGATTTTTAACATTTATTTTTCCAAAGGCTGGTACCAGATACGGCGTTTTCCGGGTAAGGTAGAAGAACATTATATTTTGCGATGGGTATTTTGATTAACATACGGAATTTGTTTAGGCGCGGCGAGCCTGCACAGGCGAAGCAGGAACCGGCGGGGCGGACACCCCGAACCGGCGGCGGCTTTCCTTTGCTTGCATCTGCTAATGCGCTGAACATAGCGACCGTTTACCGCTGTGTTAATCTTTTGGCAGACAGTGTGGCGATGCTACCAGTCCAGTATATGCGCAAAAAGGGCGATATTTTCGTGGAAGACCGCAGCGACCGTATGCACTATCTGCTGAACGTGCAGCCGTGCGAATGGCTTTCGGCTGTGGACTTCTGGCAGCAGGTGGTACGCTATCTGCTGCTGAGGGGAAACGCCTACATAGTGCCGGTCTATGACCTAATTACTATGTCCGTGGCACGTCTGGCACTGGTAGACCCTACGACCGTGGCGCATGATACGGTTAATGACACCTACACGATTAACGATGTCTACGCAGGCATTAGCGGCGTGTATGACGAAAGCGAGATACTGCACATAAAAAACTACAGCATAGACGGCAAAACTGGTCTATCTACCATAGCCTACGCACGTATAGCACTGGATATAACCAGCACAGGCGACCAAGAAACGCTAAACCGGTTTGCCAACGGCGGTAATGTCCGTGGAATTGTCAGCAACGATAGCGGCGTGCGTGGCTTTGGTGAGTACCAAGACAAGGAACTGGAAAAGACGGCTACCGATTTGGATAGCCGATTTAGAGGCGGTGAGCGCATAGTATCATTACCGGGGCAGGTGCAGTTTAGCCCGATTTCGTTAAGCAGTACGGATATGCAGTTTTTGGAAACACGCAAATTTAACGTGCGCGAGATATGCCGTTTTTTCGGTGTGCACCCGTCCTTTGTGTTTGATGACACCAGCAATAACTACAAGTCTGCGGAAATGGCTAACGTGGCTTTCCTCACTAACACGCTTAATCCGGTGCTGCGCAAAATCGAAGTGGAACTGCACCGGAAGTTAGTACCGCCTAATCTGTGCTGCAAACGTAAATTCCAGTTTGACCGGCGCGGGCTGTATGCGTGCGATTTGGATAGCCGGATTAAGTACCAAGCCCAGACGATAGCCGCCGGGCTGTACACGGTGAACGAATGGCGGCAGGAAGAAAACAAGCCAGCCGTAGAGGGCGGCGATACTGTGCTGGTATCCGCCAACCTAAAGAGCATAGAGGAACACACCAAGCAGCCGGAACCGGAGCCAGCACCGACAGAACCAGCCCCGGCAACGGATGAACCAGATACTAACCAGTCCGGCACCACTGAGGAACCGGACGAAAACGGAGATAACAACAATGGCGAAGAATAAGAACACGGTAGTAAACCGAATACTGCACACCGTTACCGATTTGCGGGTAAGGGAGGCGCAGGAGGGCGAAGCAGCCAGCAGAACGATTACCGGCTACGCTATACTGTTTGGCGTGCCGTCCGCACCGCTGTACGACTATGACGATGAGGAAGCACGGGAAGTTATCGCACCGGGCGCAGTGACTAAAGAACTGCTGGACGGCTGCGATATAAAGATGACCATGTTTCACGATAGGCAGCTGATTTTGGCACGGAGCAAGAACGGAGCCGGTACACTGACCTACGGCGTGGATGACAAAGGCGTATATTTCGAGTTTGAAGCACCTAAGACGGTGGACGGTGACAAAGCACTGGAACTGGTTAGGCGCGGCGACATATCTGGCTGTAGCTTCATGTTTAGCACGCACTACTACGACAGCGCGTATGTATCCCGTGACGTGCAGAGGGTGGACGGAAAGACGGTGATAACCTACACGGTTAATGTGATTACCGGGATATACGATTTTACGCTGGCAGCTGACCCGGCATATCCCGATACTAACTGCGAAGCGGAAGCGCGGGAACTGTTTAAGGAACTGCGCACCCCGGAGCCGGAGCCAGAGCAACCGAAGAACGAAGATAAGCTGCGCGAGCAAGTGCGCGAAATGCGCCGCGCTGCTGCGCAATTATTATAACATAAGTTTAACAATAAAAGTTTTTTAGAGTATGCCAAAGACAACAGCAACGAAGAAAACAGTAAACGCACGACAGTTAGTAGACAAATACCAGTCTAACTGCGACCGCATTAACGAGATTGCGGATTTGTGCGAAAAAGAGCAGCGCGAGCGTACAGAAGCGGAAACCGCAGAGTATAACGCGCTGGTAAGGGAAAACCAGCTGCTGCAAATGAAGATGCAGGCACTGGCAGTAGAGCATCTGCGCGAAAACGCTACTACGGTGGAAGATGCTAACCGCATTATCCGCGAGAACGTAGCCGCAGGCCGACAGACACAAATTATGCTGATGCGTGATTTGGTGATGGTGGCGGACGTGACCACAGGCGGTATCGTGCCGGTGAAGATGCAGGACATTTTAGACCCGCTGGTAGAGGGGCTGATTTTGGATAAAGTCGGTCTGCCTATGCCTACCGGTCTGGCCGGTGACTACATTTGGCCAACCTACGAAACTGTGGAGGCAACGATACAGGGTGAGGGCGTGGCACTGACTGGCACCGAAATTTCGATGTCTAAACTGACCGCTTCGCCGCAGCGTATCGGTATCGCTATCCCGGTTACACGGCAGGCGATTAACCAGACTGAGGGAGTGGTAGAAATGATTGTTAAAAAGCTGATGCCGCTTTCGGTTACTATGCTGCTTAACAAAATCATGTTTAGCACTACAAAGGTTACGAGTGCTACGACACTGGTAGGCCCGTTTGTGGCACTGGCAAGCAGCCCCGTACAGGTGAGCGCAGAACCTACATTTAAGGAGCTTAACAGCCTCAAAGCAAAAGTGCTGGCTACCGGTGTGGATGGTGAGCATCTTTGCTGGGTGATGACTAAAGCCCAGAAAGCTATCGCCGAAGCGACACCGAAAGACGCAGGCAGCGGCATTATGGTTTGCGAAAATGACCATATCGCAGGTCTGCCGGTATTCACTACTAACTATATCGGCGAGGGCTTTATAGGTCTGGGCGACTGGAGATACCAGCCTATGGGACTGTTTGGCGACATTTCGTTTATCATTGACCCGTACAGCCAAGCACGCAAAGACGCTGTGGATTTCGTGCTGAATGTGAACTACGGCACTACCACGCTGCGCACAGAGGCTTTTGCGCTGGCAAAGTGCAAGGCAGCAGGCGCGGGCGCGTAAACGGGGTAAGGATTGTAACAGGATAACATAGTTTGATTATGGCTACAGTGGATATAGCACTACTAAAGCAGCACGTTAGGGCTGACGATTTTAGCGATGATGACCAGTATTTGGCGCACTTGCTGGAAGCAGCGGAGCAGTATGTAACTGAGGCGACCAACCGCAGCAGCGATGAACTGCTGGCTATGGGCGGCGGAGAGCATCTGCCAGCCACGCTACAGCAGGCGGTTTTGCTGATAGCCGGACACTGGTACAACCAGCGCGAAGCCGTTAGCGGCGTGCAGATGGCGGAAGTGCCATATACACTGCAAGCCTTAATCAAACCGTATCGCAAACTGGTAGATGACGTTACGGAATGAGAGCGGGCGCACTGAAATACAGGTTAAATCTGCTGGAGCCTAAACGGGTGACAGACCGCATGGGCGCGGAAACGGTGACATACACCAAGACGCGCACCGTATGGGCTGAACGTGTGAGGGCTACCGGAAATATGAGCGAGGAAGTAGGCGAGCATTTTCCGAACTACACAGTAGAGTTTAACATACGGGATGCGCACCCGGTGCAGGAAAACTGGAGGGTGCAGCAGCTGGGCGGCTACCTTTATACCGTGACGAATATCGTACCTAATCTGGATAAAGGGTATAAAACCCTGCTGTGTGAAAGAGTTAATGAATAGATACCATTATGGCCCAAAGCATAGACTACGACGATAAGAATTTGCAGCAGTTATTTGCTGAACTGGAACCGAAGCGCAGACTACAGGCGATAAAAGGCGGTTTTCGCAAGGAAGCCAACAAGGTACGCAAGGTGGCAGTAAACAATCTGCGTAACAGCGTCCATTCTAACAAGGATTTGGAAAAGGGCGTGCGGTCTATCGTATTCAAGCGTAAAGCCGGTTTTCGGGTGACAGTCGGAACTAAGCGGGCGGGCAAGAATGGCAAAGGCGAAGCGGGATTTCACACCAACCGGCAGGGGCTTAAAAAGCCCGTGTTAATCTGGGTGGAAGAAGGTACTAAGGAGCGAAAGACGAAAAGCAGCGGCGGCAAAAGAGCCGCACGGCGCAGGTCTGCGCACCGTACCGGACGGATGAGGCGTTACGGCTTCATGTCCCAGACGCTGAACGGAGTACGGGATACCGTTACTGCCGATATTCATAACATGGTAACTGACAATGTTTTTAGAGTAGCAAAAAAGTATGGCTGTAGGTAAGACAAGTTTAAGTGCCGGTGAAATAATCCGGTCTATCCTTATATCGGATGGTGAGGTATCCGCACGGGTAAAAAAGGTATTCCCGGTGGTTGAGGACAGCGCGGAACTGCCGTATATCGTGTACAGGCGTGCGCAGTTGGAGCAAACCCCGGTTAAATCCGGGCGCGGTGCTGACACTGTAGGTATAGAGATACTTTGCTATACCGAACACTATACCGAGGGCGTGGAACTGGCAGAAGCCGTGCGCGGCGCACTGGATGGCGTGCAAGGCGAAGTAAACGGGCTGGTTATGCGCAGCTGCTATCTGGCAGACAGTGAGGAAGCATGGCAGGATGATGCCTATGTACAGCAACTGATGTTTAATGTTAAAATATAGAGATTATGCCCGGAACGACAAAAAACGGATACTGTAACGGCAGTGATATGCTGCTGTACGTGGGTACAAAGGCTGTAGGCAGCTGCACCACCCACACGACTACATTTAACAGTGAAACCAAAGAGCGTGCCGTAAAGCCGGTAGCCAGCAAGGCTATCAGTAGCGGACTTTGGAAGAAGAAAGGCGTAGTAGGTTTGTCGTATTCTATCAGTGCCGAGGGTCTGGTATTCTACGATGAAACCGAGTGCGGATTTAAGGAACTGTTTGCGATGTGGAAAGCAGGCAAACCAGTTACCGTAAAGTGCATGGAGCGTGAGAACACCGACAAACCGTATCTGGCTGGCAGTTGCGTTATCGCTTCGCTGGAGCGTACAGACCCGGCGCAGGATGATAGCACCTACAGTATCAGTCTGGAAAATGACGGTGAACCTACCATGCTGGACGAAAGCGCGATTACAGAAAATGCGCCTGCCGATGATGGAGGTGAATAACAACGGAAGTTATGGCAAAGATAGAAGTAACGATTAATGGCGTGGCATATCCGTGCCGTCCTACGATGGGGGCTATGCTGCGCTTTAAGAAAGAAACAGGCAAAGAGGTAACGGAGATTACCAGTAACAGCCTGACCGATTTGTGCGCATATCTGTACTGCTGCGTGGCTTCTGCTTCCGCAGCCGATGGCGTGGATTTCAAAATGTCGCTGATGGATTTTGCCGATGCGCTTAACCCGGAGGAAATGACCGCATGGGCTACGCAGATGCAGCAAAACACTGTGGAAGATGCCGGGGATGTAGAAAAAAAAAGCTAAAGCCCTACGGCATATTAGAGTTACTGGGTATCGCGCTGGGCTGCATACGGCTAAGTTATGATGATTTCTGCAAACTGGATTTTGAAGAATTTGCAGCGGTCTACAAAGCCTATGCAGAGCAGCGCGATACTGATTTTAAGGACAACTGGCAACGGATGCGGCTATTAGCCACGATAGTTATACAGCCGCATTTGGATAAACGGCATAAGGTAACGCCGGAAAAGTTACTACCGTTTCCGTGGGACAGGGCGAAAGTGGAGGCGAAGAAGAAACGGAAAGATATAACGCCGGAGCAGCAGCGCAGGCGTATGGAGAATTTGGTTAGAAAATTAGGTGACGAACTAATATAAAGATACTATGGCGGGCAAAAGCACTATTAGTATAACATTCAGACTGGACGGTGACAGCAAAGAGTTTAAGGAACTGACCACCGATGCGGCAGGGCTTAAAAAAGTCCTACAGTCCGCTATCGCCCCGGCAGAGAACCTTAAAAAGTCACTGATAAACTGGAGCCAAGGCGTACAGGCGATAGATGCCATTACGAACACGGTTAGTACCGTTTCGTCTGCTTTGTCGCAGTTTTCAGACCGCATGAAAGGTTTGCAGTCAGCAAACATAGCGATAACACAGCTGACCGGGAAAACAGGCGAGGAAATGGTAAAACTGCGCAGCAAGGTACAGGCGGTATCAGAACATTTTGGCACTGACTTTAACGAAACGCTACGGGCGGCAAATGCCCTATCCAAAGGTTTTGGTATCAGCATGGAGGATGCTATGAAGCTGGTACAGGACGGTTTGGTTAGCGGCGCAAACGCGGGAGGCGATTTTATCGATACGGTTAGGGAATATCCGCGCTATTTCAAGGAGGCCGGGCTATCGGCAGAGGATTTTATAGCCATAACCACCAATGCCGCACAGCAGGGCGTATTTTCCGACAAGGGCGTGGACGTTATCAAGGAGGGTAATTTGCGTATCCGTGAAATGACCACGGCCACGGCTGATGCGCTTAACGGTATCGGCATATCTGCTGAGAAAGTACAGGCGGATTTGCAGGCCGGAAGTATAACCACCTTTGACGTTATGCAGATGGTTGCGGCGAAGCTGAACGAATTACCCGCCAGTAGCGCAGCCGTAGGTACTGCCATAGCCGACATTTTCGGAGGCCCCGGAGAGGATGCCGGGCTGGAGTACATAAAGACGCTGGCAAATATACAGCTAAACATGGATGCCGTTAAAGCAGCCACGCAGGGAACGGCAGAACAGCAGGAGCGGCAAATACAGATGCAGGAGAATTTGAAAAACGGATTATCCGGCTTAATTGATTTGTCCGCTATCTATACTGATGTCAAACCCTATGTGGATTTGACCGCACAAATCGGTATGGCTGCTATGGGTATCGGCGGGCTGATTAAGACGGTAAAGGCTATGAATATCCAGCAGGCGATATTAAAGACCCGTATAGTGGCTGTGGCGGCTGCGCAGAAAATGGTTACTATCGCTACTACTGCATGGACTGCCGTACAAAAGGTGCTTAATCTGGTGCTGACCGCCAACCCGATAGGCTTAATCATTACCGCTATCGGCGCACTGGTGGCGGCTTTGATAGCGGCGTATAAGAACTGCGAGGGCTTTCGGAAGATTGTAGATAAGGTTTGGGAGGCTATAAAGCCGCTGGCAAACGCTATAATGAACGGTTTGGCAAAGGCTTTCGAGTGGCTGGTAGAAAAGTGTAAGGAGGCATGGGAATGGCTTAAAAACATTCTGGGGCTGGGCAAACAGAAAGTGGAGGTAGCGGTAGAGGTATCCAAGCCAAAGACACCGGCACCCACGCTGGATATGGATAAGCCCAACGCCTCAGATTATACCTACACCCCTACTGCCGGAGCCGGGAAAGTAACCGGAGCCGCTAAACCGAAGTGGACGGAAGATGCGAGCAACCTAAAAGCGATTTCCGATAACGTCCAAATCCTTAACGAGAAGCTGCAAACAGCATCTGCCGAGGAAGCGGTACTGATTAACCAGCAGATAGAACTATGGGAGCAGAAAGCAGATGCCATACGGAACGCTGGCAAGGCTGCGGACGATAATACGCCGCTGTGGAAAGAGGATGCCGATACACTACGTGAGATTAACGATAATATCCAAATCCTTAACGAGAAACTGCAAGACGCTACAGCCGAGGAAGCAGCAGCGATTAACCAGCAGATAGCCGCATGGAACGCCAAAGCCGATGCCATACGAAACGCAGGCGCAGCCGTGGATAATACGCCGCTGTGGAAAGAGGATGCCAGCAACCTAAAGGAGATAAGCGATAATATCCAAATCCTTAACGACCAGTTACAGACTGCCACTATCGAAGAAGCCGCACTGATTAATCAGCAGATAGCGGCATGGAAAGATAAAGCCGATGCCATTAGGGAGGCAGGGGTAGAAACAGAAAAAGTTTCTATGAGTACCGGAAAGGCTTTGCAGCAGGGCTGGGGCGGTATTAAGAATATAGGCAGCAGCATAGAGGGAATAACCAGCGCACTACAGGGCAACGGCAACGCATGGCAGGTAGTTACTGGTATCATTGACGGATTTATAGGGCTGTACACCGGGATACAGACCGTAGTAGGTATTATCCAGCTGCTGACCGGAGCCAGTGCAGCGCACGCCGCTACTAAGGGCGTGGAGGCAACCGCAGAAACAACGGAGGCAACGGTACGGGCTACGACCGCAGCGACAAACGCCGCAGCCTCAGCAGCCATTATAACGGCAAACAAACTGGAGGCTGCGAGCTGGAAAGAGTTAGCAGCATCCGAATACATGGCGGCACACGCCTACATACCGTTTGCCGGTTTTGGTATCGCTATGGGCTTTGTTACGGCGATGCTGGCAGCTACAGCCGCCGCAGGTATTCCGATGCTGGCAGAGGGCGGTATAGCGTCCGGCCCTACTTTGGCGATGGTTGGCGAGTATGCAGGCGCGAAAGGAAACCCGGAAGTTATCGCACCGCTGGATAAATTGCGTGGAATGTTGGCGCAGCCTGCAAGTATGGATTTTGGCAAAGTGGAGTTTGAGATTAAGGGGCGCACACTGGTAGGGATATTAAACAAAGAAAACAATATAACAAAACGCAGTTAATATGAAGTATCTACGATATACAGGCGAATTTGTGAGCCGTGCCGGGACTGTGTGGCGGGTGGATATTATGCAGGAAGCGGACACGGCGTTTGCTTCTGTAGGGGCTTTGGAGTTTCCGGCGGATGCACCGCTGGTTATCGAGTGGCAGCGCGAGGATAAAGAAACAGTGATATTAGGCAGCAACGCTACACTAAAGATAATAAGCCCCGGTGATAGGACATACGAAGATTTATACACTATCGAAGTAGGGCGTATCCGTATGGATGTCTACAAAAACAATAAACTGTACTGGAGCGGCGCGTTAGACCCGGAATTTTACGAAGAACCCTACGAAATGGCTAACGGTTATGAAGTCAGTCTGACGTTTAGCGACTTCGGTATTTTAGACCGTATCAAGTACGATTTATCCGGTATCCAGACGATACGGGATATTATTACTTATGCTTTGCAGCGTGCTGTTATTCTGTATAGCGGACTTAACACAGACTACATAACTACGACATTTACCGATGGTGCCAGCATTACAGGCGGCGGCATATCGGTTAGGTCTGAAAACTTTGTAGATGAGGACGGCGAAGCATCTACGCTGTATGAGGTGCTGGAGGGCATTTTACAGCCGCTGGCAGTCCGAATAGTGCAAAGGGCTGGCACTATCTATCTGTATGACCTAAACGGGCTGTACACCAAAGGAACGCCAAAGGCTATCCAATGGGACGGCGACAGTCAGACGATGGGGACGGATAAGGTGGCGAACAATGTTATAGTATCTTTCAGTCCGTACAGCAGTGCCGAACTGTTAAGCGATGAAATGGAGTACGGCGGTAAATATGACATAGAGCATACGAATTTAACGAGCGATGCGCCTACGGTTGATTATGACGAATGGGGGGAATACTACAGTTATTATCCGGACTACAGCGAAGAACACAGGCAGGGCAGTAACTGGGATTACAATCTAATCGACTTTACTATTTTCATAAACAACCACGGAAGCGGACTAAAGAGTAAGGGGACATGGTGCCGGTACTTTCATATACTGCCTATTACTGGTGGTGCTACTGAATGTACAGGCGTGGCGTATGCTTTCCGTACAGGCGGACATGGTGGCATAAGTACCGGATGGCCCAAATGGAAAGTACATAGCAGGATACCGCGTGCCGGACTTTCCGGCAATTCCGAAATACTGACTACGAACCGCGTATTTTTGCCCAAACTGGATGCCGAAAGCATGAAAAAATACAAAGTGCGAGTAATGGAAGAAGTGCTGATAGATGCGAGATATAATCCGTTATCTGGCAGCACGAGCGGTAACGATGAGGGTAACGATAATGTGGTTAAGACCCGCAGCGGCTTTGTATTCATTCCTGCAAAAATTACGCTGTATGACAAAGACGGAAAAGCCCTATACCATTATAGTAACCGGGAAACCGCAGCTGGAGCGACTAAAGGGCATTTAGGCTACAGTAAGGGCAAATGGGTATCCGGGGCAGACCCCGGCGGCGATTGCTGGCTGGAATACTATAACCCCGATAACTTCGGAGAGGATGCCGGGATTAGAGGCTGGCAAGGAAACCGGCACTGCATAGGTAGACCCGATGGGCGCGGCGGACGTATGGGGCTGGAGATATACGACAGTTTCAAGAAAATGGATGATGGCGAATATATGCCGTATCCGCCAGTAGCCGGGTATCTGGAGATACAAATACAGGAGGGTATATTAGGCTACGACTATGGGCAGAGAGTAGATAATTGCGGATTTGGCAGCGCGGAAAGCCAGTGGGATAAAAGCGGTATATACAATATGCTGCGCTGGTGCCTATATAAAGCCCCGGTAGTAGATGTGGTAAATAATAATCTGATATTTGATGCGGCAGAGCTGGAAGATGTAGAGTACAGCGGATATATCAATAAATCGGCAAAAGAAGAAATAGATATAGATACTATATGCGGTACTGCTGTATCCGTTTGCCCTACTGCCAAAGGCTGTTACCACAGAACCAAGACAGGCGAACAGCTACAGGAACTGACCCGCGCAGGCGTGACAGACCACCCGGAAAAACTGCTGATAGGCACTATCTACAGCCAGTATGCCGACAGAAAAACAACGCTATCCGGCGAGGCTGTGATAGATGACGGACTGCATTACTACACCGAGCAGAACCAAGGCGATAAACGGTTTATGCTGATGAGTGAGGAACAGGATATTATAGCGGACTGCACGGATGCGGAATACTGCGAGTTTAGACCCGATGAGTACGAAAGTATAGAAGAAGTAAAGTAATACCGATATGGATAAACAATATACTGCAAAAATAACACTTCGGACACCGAGGCCACGCAGTGAGCGTCTGCGGGAGCAAGGTATAGGCGGTGGAACTACTACCGTAGTGATGAGCGGAGCCGGTGGCGGTGGCAGCACAGTAACGGGTGACGGACATACCCACGGTAATTTATCGGCACTTAACGAGATTTCCACAGACCGGCAGGGCTATATGTATCTGACCCAGATACGGGAAAAGGAAGATACCGAAACCGGAGAAACCACAACCGAGCAAGTAACCGAAAAGGTAAAAGCCGGGTACGCTGATGTCGCCAAAGACCTAAGCGAAGATAGCCCGATACGGGAGCAGTTTTTGTCCCGTCTGGTGGATGATGTCGCCAAAGGTAATCTAACTTTTGAAAAGATGCTGACTGTGTTAGGGCTTTCCATATTCAAGTCCGGGGCGCAATTTGGCGAGTTTGTGCAGTCACTGTATGCCGGGAAAGGTGCAGGGATAGACCAGCTGGGAAACGCTGAATTTGAAAGCGTCCGTGTACGCAGCTACTTTGAGTGCATGGAGTTAATAATAAACCGCCTATCTGCCATAGAGGGCGACCAGTTATTAACGGAGGCGGACACCATAGAGAGCGTGGACGATTTGGGCGATAACTGCTATGGTCTGCATCTTAAAAGCAAGTGGGAGGGCTATTTTACAGCCCAGTATCCTAACAACGTGCTGAAAGGTATCATTAACACGCTGGCTACTGGAAGCGGCGTATATTACACCAGCTGGATGCGTGTAAACAGCGTGAACACCGCTAACAACTATATCGAAGTAACGCTGTATCCGGGTGACGAAGTGCCAGCCGGAACCAATTACCCACCGTGCGAAATGATGAAGATAGCCCGATGGGGAAACCAGACCGATACCAAGCGGCAAAGCTGTATCTACCTATCCAGCATCGAGGGGCGGATAGTCCGGCTGACCGGGGTAACGAAACCGATAATAGACCGCACCAACTATGGGGCGACCTTTGGCGAACTGCCGGAGTTTCTGCGCGAACTGGATTTGCCGATAGCAGAGGGGCAAGACTATCTGTATGCGCGTGGCATAGTCGTACAGGACATAATCCGCATAGACTATCAAGGCAAGCCGGTTAGCGAGATAGTAGACCGTGGCCCGTGGAGTGCCACAGGCGATTACTACTGTGAGGCGTTGAACCCGAACACAGGCAGGTACGAGATTTCGGACGTGTGGTATAACGGGTGTAAATACCGCTGCGCCAAAACCGGCACGACCACAGCCCCGGCGTGGAATAACACCGACTGGGCGATGGTGGAGGGAAACCCGGATTTTACCGTAGATTTTGCCGAAACCGACTATCTGTTTGACCCGGACAAATTTAATCTGACGCTGACCATAATAGCCCGGCTGTACAACATGGATATAACGGCAGACATTCTGGATGCTGATGTACAGTGGACGCGCTACAGCGAAGATGCTAACGGCGTGGAGCGTGTAGCATCCGATAATGCGTGGGCATTGAAGCACGCCGGGGCTGGCAAGTCCATAGACCTAACGGTAGAGGATTGCGACTTTAACGGATATGTGCCAAAGGTGCTGAAATTCATAGCCACGGTGACGCTGCGGGACGGAATGGGTAACGAAGCTGGTACCGCAAACGCAGTTTTCCAGTATTAGTAGAAAGGAGTATTAGATATGAAAAAGATTTTAGACTATTTCGGAGTAGACGGTTTGCTGCATATTATCTGCTGTATGGTGATTATGCAGCTGTTAGGTAACTTTTTGCCACTGTGGGCAGCGGTTTTGATTACCGCCGCTATCGGTCTGGGCAAAGAATTTATTTGGGATAGGCGGCTGAAAAAAGGCACGTTTGAGAAACGCGACCTGCTGGCAGACGCTGTAGGCATTATTTTAGGTCTAATTTAACCGGCAGTGCGTATGAAAACAAGACGGTTTGATTTTAACTGGAAGCCACTACAGCTGCAAATATCATTTTCTGTAGATGGCAGCGTGCCGGATAAGCAGAACTACAGCACCGATACGCAGGAATATACGCCGGATTATACGCTGACACCGTTAATAATCCAGCCTATCGTATCCGTGATAGACAAAGACGAAGTGATAGGCGCAGGGCGCATTAACCACGCACTGACAAATGTCCGCTGGTATGAAAATATCAACGGTACGCAGACGCTGATAGGAAGCAGTAACAGTAATTATGAAATAACTACCAGTGGCGGTAGCGCAGGGCGTATCAAGGTAAAGCGCAACGCAGAGCCTAAAGTACCTATTACACTGGTATTCTATGCCGAGTACATAGACAGCCGCACCGGGCAGGTAATGATTATACAGGGCAGTTATTTAATCAGCTGCGGCAGTGCATCCGACCAAGTAAGGGTAGAACTGGACGCAGCCGACCAGACGGTATTTAATCCGCTGGCAGACCCGCAGACACAGACTGTTAAGGCTACGGTATGGCTGGGCGATAAGCTGTGCGATGCCAGCAAATATGCGCTGGTGTGGGAAGTGTTGGACGGCAGCACGTGGCGAACCGCTGGAAGTGACGCTGTAATGGACTACGATATAACCGTGAACAGCAACGGCACGGTAACTATTAACCGCTGGCTGATGGGTACTGAAATGTATCTGCGGTGCAGGGTGAAGTACAGCGCGGACGGCAACCCCGGCAGCGTGGCTTTGACCGATGCCAGCCCACAGGCTATAGCCAGTTTCATACGCCGGATACCTAAGTACGAGTTTGATTTTACAGGCGTGCCGTACAACATTCCGGCGGGTCTGCTGAACATAGCACCCACAGCGATTATCCGCACCACTAATGGGGAAATCGAAAACGCAGAAAAAGAACTGTTACCGCTGTGGTACATAGCCACGAACAAAGCCAGCGGCAGTTTAAGTTACTCACTGGTGGCGCACGGCATAAGCCCGATAATCCCTACCGCCAAAATGGATGATAACTACGGCGGTGTAATCGGTCTGGACGTGAAAGACAGAGGGTATGCCGGAGCGTGGGAAGATGGCACAGACGATGCGATTTTCTGCGATGCGGACGGCGATATTTTGATTATTCACTAAACCAATATAGGCGATATGGCAAGATACATTAAAGCAAACGGAAAGGTAGCGGAATACCTTAAATTAGAGAATGACCGTAATAAGGTTACGGATGGTAACTATCTGCTTTGGCAGGCTGATATGCTGGCTTTCGGCAGGCTAACCGAACTGCCGCAGATTTTGGAACAAATAGGCGGTCTGGCACTGCAAGCGCACGAAGCGAAAGAGGAACAGGACGGCACGGTAGTTAGAAAACTGCCTATAGCGACCGACCCCCGGTTTGTCGTAGAGGAAACCACGGAACAGCAGCCGGGCAATATCGACACGCCTACGGACGTGCCGGAAGTAGATACGGATACGGAGGCAGGCGAAGAACCGGCACCCGAACCAGAGCCAGAACCAGAACCAGAGCCAGAACCAGAACCGGAAAGCCCGAAAGATGGGCAGAGCGAAACTACGGAGCAGCCCGTAACAGAGGAACCGGGCGAAGTGACCGACCCGGAACAGACCCCGACCGATGGCCAGGCCACAGCATCCGAGGAAACAGGAACGGCAGACCCGGCACCCGAAGTAACGGAAGAAGCCGACCAGCCGGAAGCCGATACCAGCGATGATGAGGCAAAGACAGAAACGACCACTAACGAAGAAACGGAGGCTTAACCATGAGTACAGCAAGCACCAGCAGAACTATTAAGTTTATCAGCAAGGCAGGCACGTACACTGCCGTAATCATGTCGCCAAACGGCGATTTGTACCAAGAGTACGAGGGAACGCCAAACGATGCCACAGCCGTTTATCCGGACTTTACCACGATGAAACCTATACTGTATTTCGTCTGCACCAGCAGCCGTGTAGCAGAGGGCGTGGCAGACCCGGACGCGATGGAATACTATTTTAACGACCAAAAGATTTCATTTAGCGGCGGTGTATCGACCGGCACGTTTGCCGGATATTTCAAGACGGTAGCACCGAGCGGCGACCAGTTGTATTACGGTCTGCAAATCCTCAAAAACATAGCGGCACTGGCAGGCTACGCACCGGCGGTTATCAAGATGGTAGCCACTATCAGTTACGGCACGCAGAGCGACCAGATACAAGCCACATACACTATCCCGATACAGCAGGCTACCGGAAGCAGCTACCGCGTGACTATCGCCGCAGGCGACAGCAAAAATTTCGTGATTACCGAAAAGGGCGGCAGCTGCATATTAAAGGCGATGGCGTACCAGAGCGGTAACGCACTATCCAAAGGCTTAACGTATGTGTGGGAAAAGATGGGCGCGACTGGCTGGGAAACGCTTTCCGGCAAGACTGCACAGACGCTGACCGTTAATGCCAACGACATTAACACCTATGGCGAGTACCGGGTACACGTCTACCGTGACGGTGCGGAGATTGGCACGGACATACAGAGCGTTATGGATGCCAGCGACCCTTACGACATAGACCCGCACCCCAACCCGGAAGATGAGGCGATAACCGAAGATACCACGGGTAACGGGCAAGTGACCTATACGCCGGTGGTGGTTAAGCGCGGCACGTCCACAAAGGCACTGGATACGCAGTTTTATTTCGTGCTGAAAGATGCGGCAGGCGTGTATCTGAACACCGACCGGGACACACCGAAAGCCAGCCAGACCGTGACACGCGCACACTGCCAGCAGGCCGGCGGCGATGTATCAGTAACCATTACCAGTGTAAAGTAATACGGCTATGGGTGTAAGCAGAACACAGGTAGTAAAGTTTATACGCAAGGGCGACCCCGGCGATAAAGGAGAGCAAGGCGCAACGCTTCGCGGCCCGCAGGCGTGGAGCGACTGCGCCGTAGGCTATAAATTCCAAGCCGGTAAGGTTGGCGAGCAGTGGATAGATGTAGTGCTGTATAATAACAATTACTACACCTGCATGAAGTCACACACCAAAACAGCATCCAATTATCCCGGCAGCACGACTGACCGGAATAACGGCTACTGGCAGCTGGGCGATAAAATACAGCTGGTGGCGACAAAGATACTGTTAGCCGCATACGCACTGGTAGAAAATCTGGGGGCTTCTGCTATCGAAATGAAAGACAGCAGCGGCAATGTGGTTTTCAAGGCAAAGGACGGTAATATAACCTGCAAGGTAGGCACATTTGAAAATATCAAGGTTATAGGCTCACTGCGTAACCCGTTTGCCTATGTAGACGACAGCATAACCAACGACTATAACGATAATGTGGTAATGCTAAGTAGTGGCGGCGGATGGATTAATGCCTATAGTCTGCCGTGGGATACGAAGCAAAGCGGGCGGCGAATAACCATAGTAAACTACAAATGGGGCAGCACTGTATCGCAGGGGCAGGCAGGTATCAGCGCACCAAGCGGAAAGTATTTTTATGAAGATGGGCTGCAAAAGGATGAGTTATTACTATCCCGTGAGGCTGTAGAGCTGATGGGGTACGGAACTTCTACGCAGTTTTACGGCTGGATAGTAATGCGGCGTATAGACATTGTAACGACTAATAAATACGGGCGACCGTTAAAGATATTGGCGTATGGGTCTGTTACTTCTGGTGGCAGTATTACTTATTCCACCTTTGACAAATCCACGCTGCGAGTAACCAAAAATGCTACTGGGCAGTACACTATTACCATGCCGTCCGGATGGTTTTATGCAGACACCAATGTAGGCGTAATGCTAACCGGGGTGGGCTATGTGCCGGGAAATGCAGAGGCAGCGATTAAGGCTACATTAATATCCAGAACCACTACACAGCTGGTTATTAGAACGTCTGACGATGCCAGCCCGAATGACGGAGCGTTTGATTTTATGATATACAACAAAAACGATTGGATGACCATTTAACAGATAAAGATATGGCGAAGAAAACAAAAACTTTAGGAACAGTTACGACAGTAACGAGTATGAACACGTCACAGTACATACCGCTGACCGATAGCAGCGGCAACGTGACAAAAATAACGCTGGCAAACCTCAAAGCATCTTTGCTGGCTGGTCTGAACCTCAACGCAATGAATGACGGCGTATTTATCATGTTTCACAGAAAGAGTGATAATTACCCGCTGGCAGTCAAGCCGGACAAATGGGCAAGTTACCAGAACAGCGGCGAGATAGCGGAGGGCGTATTAGTCGTAGAGGGCGGCAAGATGCTGGTAGTAGCACCCACCGAAGCTACGCTGTACTGGAGTAGTGCGGCGGTAAGTGCAGGCGGTAAGACTACGAGCGACCGACTAACCGCACTGGATGACTGGGCAGGAAAGACCAGCACGGCTGCGCAGATTACGCACAACGAATGTAAGACGGAAAGTTATGCGCCGGGCTTCTGTGCATCTTATTCCAGAACCAACGCAAACGGCAAAGGACTGACCGCCGGGCGATGGTGGCTACCGTCTTTGGGTGAGTTGATGATGATTTATGCGAATATGCGTAAAATCAATTATGCCCTATCGCTGATTAACGGAGCGACCCAGTTAGCCGAAACCGCATACTGGAGTAGTACCGAGTACAGCGCGACCCATGCGTGGGGTTTGAGCCTCAACAATGGCTACGCGGGCGGCTACACTAAGGCCACGTACCAGTACGGAGTTAGGCCCGTTTCAGCATTTTTGAATTAATAGTTAATTGTTAGACTTTAACCTTTATGTGCGGCGGTAGCCGCACAAGACATAGAAATTTCCATTTACCCGCTATAGAGCAAAATTTGAGATATGAATAAATCAAAACTGGTATCAAACACGCAGATATATTTAGACTGCCGTAAACTGTTAGACGAAATTCTGGATATTACGCCTAACTTTCCGAGAGCCTACAAGTTTAGCGTAGGCAGCAAGATGCACGACATAGGCGTAAATCTTATATCCGAAATATCGGCGGCCTACATAAACCGGGATAGACAAACCCGTATCCAGCATTTGGTAAATTTCCAGTCGCAGTTTGAAGTATTGAAAACTTTGCTGCGTATAGCGGGTGAAAGGAAATGGATATTAGGCAGAAGCAGGCACGCAAATATTATCGAACTGACGGACGCGATAGGCAAACAGTCTACTGCGTGGAAGAACTCACTATTAAAAATTGTCAGCATGGATAGCGAGTAAATGCCAGATTTGGAAAGTTACGACTAACCGAGCGTGCAAGTTATCTGTAAAAATGGGCCGCGCACTATCTTTTATAGTTAAGACCAAGTAAGAGCGGCACGAAGTTGCGAGTACAGCGCGACCAATGCGTGGAATTTGAACCTCAACAATGGCAACGCGAACAACAACACTAAGGCCACGAACCAGAACAGAGTTAGGCCCGTTTCAGCACTTTTTCAGATGAACCGACACACGAAGTAAGATAAAAGGATATGGTTACTACGGACGGATTGTTAGAGGCATATTTTGACTGCCGCAAAAGTAAGCGGAGAACAGCCAGTGCCATTATGTACGAAATAGACTACGGTAGCAAGTTAATAGCACTTCGCGACCGTATAAATGACCGTACCTATCGCCCCGGTAAGTCTATCTGCTTTGTCGTAACACGTCCACGGTATCGAGAAGTATTTGCGGCTTCTTTTGAGGACAGGATAGTACACCACTGGATAGCCCTACGGCTGGAGCCGCTTTTTGAAGAAGTGTTTAGCCCACGCACGTTTAACTGCCGGAAAGAAAAAGGGCAGATGTACGGCGTTACGGTGCTGCACAACGACATTAAGGAGTGCAGCCGGAACTATACCCGTGACTGCTATATAGCGAAGTTGGATTTGCAGGGCTTCTTTATGTCTATAAACAAAGCAATGCTGGCAGGAATGATAGACAAATTTATACTGGAGCATTACAAAGGCGATGACATAGAGGATTTGCGTTTCCTTTGCCGGGTGGTTATCCTGCACAGTCCGGAAAAGAGCTGCGAAAGACATAGCCCACTGCATTACTGGAACTACCTACCGGCAAACAAATCGCTGTTTACAAACGGTGAGGGTCTGGGCGTGGCAATAGGTAATCTGTTTGCGCAGCACTTCGCAAATTTCCTGCTTAACATTCTGGACTGGTACCTGCTAAATGATTTGGGCTTTACCTATGTCGGCAGGTATGTAGATGACTTCTATATACTGGATACCGATAAGCAGAAGATATTAGCAGCCGTGCCGAAAATCCGGGAACTGCTGGGCAAATACGGTCTGACCCTGCACCCGCATAAATTCTATATCCAGCATTACACAAAAGGCGTAGAGTTTACCGGAAACGTGGTTAAAAAGCAGCGGGTATATGTCTGTAACCGCACGCTGAAAAACTTTGTTATGGCAGTCCGCAGACTGAACCGGGCGGAAACCATAGAGGAAGTAGAGCACGCAGTTAGCAGCATTAATAGTTATCTGGGATTTATGCGGCACGCCAACGAATACAGCAAGCGGCGCAAAATCCTAAAGATGCTGGAGCCGCACGTATTTAAGTGGGTCTATATCCGTGGCCACTTTGAAGTAGTGGTAATCAAAAAGAAGCACCGGCGAAGAACAATAACCCTACAGCGCATTAGAGATGGAACGTATTAACGAACAGGAACCGGAAGCAGTGCTGCGGCTATCCGAGTTAGACACCGAATTAGTACAGGCATTAGCCAAACACTGGCTGGTAATTGTGGAGCAGCAAAATAACGATATAGTATTAACACTACACACTATGACGAATGAAAGAAGCATTAACGATAGTAGTTTCACTGATAACTGCGCTGGGCGGATGGGAAGCGATTAAATACCTGCTGAACCGGAAAACGAACAGCCGAATAGCGGAAGCCAATGCGTTTAAGGTGGAACGGGAGGCACTGATAGAGGACTACAAGCGCGTGCAGGGCGAAGTAGACAAGCTGAAAGAACAGGTAGCCAAACTGTACACGGAGATAGACAGTTTGAAAAGTGACCGTCTGCGGCTGATACAGGAAAACGGCGAGCTTAAATTAGCTTTGAAAGAAGCGGAAAAGCGCGTTTGTTTGCGACCGGACGATAAATGCCTGCAACGCCTCAACCCTAACGACCACTGCCGACTGCGCAAAATTCTGCGTGGGGAATACACCAAAGACCACCCGGACGCGATAATAACAGAAGAAGATATGATGAAACCTAAAAACGACACAGAAAATGAGGAAGATAAACAAAGTGATAATCCACTGTAGCGCGACCCCGGAGGGACGCGACTACACGGTGGCGGACATAGACCGCTGGCACCGGGAAAGAGGATTTGACGGAATAGGCTACCACTATGTAGTCTACCGTGATGGCAGCATACACGCTGGGCGTGATGTCGCCAAAATCGGCGCACACTGCAAAGGGCAGAACGCAAACAGTATCGGTATCTGCTATATCGGCGGCATGACTGCCGACAACAGGCAGGCAAAGGACACCCGGACACCTGCACAGAAAGCCGCACTGCGTGAACTGGTGGAGAAACTAAAGCGGGAATATCCCGGAATAACCGTACATGGGCATAACGAGTTTGCAAACAAGGCGTGCCCGTGCTTTGATGTCAAAACCGAACTGTAGAAGCCTATGAGATACTTAACAGCACTGATAGCCCTAATGCTGCTGGCAGGCTGCGCCAGCACACGCCGGGCGGTGAACACCTACCAGATGCAGCAAGACAGCACGTATAGCAGCGTGCAGCGGTTAGACAGCCTATTTAGGGTGATGATGCAACGGGATAGCATCTACCAGCGTGACAGCATCTATATACGGGAAAAGGGCGATACGGTTACAAAGTATGTGGAGCGCACCAAATACCGGATAGTGACCCGCACAGACACTGTGTATCGTGACCGTCTGCGTATTGATACGCTGTATATAAACCGCACAGACAGCGTGACCGTAGAAAAGCCGGTATATATCGAAAAGCAGATGAAGTGGTACGATAAGGGCTTTATTTGGGTAGGCCGTCTGTGCTGTTTGGCTGCTATACTTTGGGCTTTATTCCTATATCTGAAACGAAAGTTTTAGTTTGTTACACATTACACATTTTAGCCGTGCAAGCCTGCGAGGGTAAGCGCGGCTATTTTATTCCGTGCAGCATCCAATCAATTACCCGGCGGTTTGCAGCGTCTATTTTGTCCCGGCTAAACTTAATGTACACCCCGGTTATTTTAGAGCCGTGGACGTGGCCCAGTGCTTCGCTGATGGTATCTTTCGGTATATCCAAATCCGCCGCATAGGTAGCCCACGAATACCGCGACCAGTAGGACGTAATAGCAGGCTCAATGGGCGACATAACCGGCAGATGGTTTTTGTGGTACTGCGCTTTTCCGCCTACCGTCTTAATAGGCCCTATCTTTCGTAGCGAAGCGTTTAAGTGGGCCATATAGTCTTTATAATTGTCGTATTTGTCGAACGGTGCCAGTAGATGTTTTTTGCCCCTATATCGGTCTAATATGGCCTGCGTTTCCGGCTCAATCTTGATACTATAGAATTTACCCGTTTTCGCCCGGCGGTATTCTATCCTACCGTCCACTATGCTATCTTTGGTGAGTGCCGCCAAATCAACCATGTTAATACCAATAAGGTAGAACGACAGCAGAAAAATGTCCCGGTATTCCGTATCGTATGCCGACAGCGACAGCCCGGCAAGTTGGCGCATTTTTTCCACCGGCAGTACGCGCATGGCTGTTTCCTCAGACGGTATGCGGTAGTTTCGGAACGGGTAATTTTGCGTTATATTTTCGTCCAGCGCATAGTTTATGACGTTTCGCAGATTGCGTAGGTGCATCCCACGGCTGTTTACAGACAGCCCGGTTAGGGAATTATAAAAACCGTCTATCCATAGTTTCGTTATCTTTTCAAAGCGTATCTGGTACGGGTCACAGTAGGCGGACAGCTTTTTTAATGTTTGCTCAAACAGTGTTTTAGTGCCGCCGGACTTCATGTTTATAATCGTATCGAACAGCGTGCCGAGCGTAGGGACACCGACCGTAGGATTATCCAAATCCAAATCGGTAAGCATTTCCCGAAGTTGCGGCCCGGTAAGATTACCCCACTGGCCGTTTTCCCGTAATTCCAAAATCCGGTTAGCTACACGGGTAAGCAGGGTATCCAGCACCGAGTTTATGCGCTTTGCACTTTTGCCGGTAGCCCGGCAGGTGGCAGCGTCCCAATCCTCAGCAGGCAGAAAAATGCCAGTAGCGAGGTACAGGTTAGAACCATACCCGACCGCAATTTGCACCGGATATGTACCGTCTTTGAGTTTGCGCCGGGTATCAAGGCGCAGTTTTGATTTTGCCATAATCTTTGCTTTGTTTTTGCTGCTTTATAGCTGAAAAATATCCCCAAATGTACCATAATCTACCATATTAACGCCCACCAGCGACCACTTTTTAATGTTAATTATCTTATTTGCTTAACTGAAATTTTGCTGATTATGTTTTATAACCCTTTGATATTGTGCAATATAGATAAAATCAAGCACGGTTAAAAATGCTACCAGCGGCTATATGCCTAACGGGATTTTCGGTGGCATGGGGCATTTTCATGCTGATCGTGCTGCTCGGATCGGGCAACGGGCTGCGCAACGCCATGCAGGATTCGTTCGGCGACCTGGCCGTCAATTCGATGCAGGTCTACGGCGGACGCACCTCGATGCCCTACAAAGGTTTCCAGAGCGGGCGAAACATTACCCCGAACCTGGACGACATCCAGGTTCTGACCAACGAATTTCCGGATCAAATCGACCAGATCGCCGCCAGCGTTTACCACTGGGGAGCCAACCTGGCTTACGGCCGGGAGTACAACACGGCAAACCTGTACGGCGTCACGCCCAAATTTCCCGAAATCAAAGGCGTCCGCGTCACGGCGGGCCGATTCATCAACGAAACGGACATCAAGGAGCGGCGGAAGGTGGTCGTTCTGGACGACATGACCTCGAAAACCCTGTTCAAAGGGGCCGACCCGATCGGTAAAGTCATTCAGATCGACAAAATGGGATACACGGTCGTGGGTCTGTACAAAGGGAACAACTACTCATACACGCCGAGAATTTACAGCCCGATCAGCACGGTATTCCAAATCTACATGGCCAACAAACGGGACGTGGGGGATCTGTCGTTCACCGTCAAGGACATCCGGACGGACGAACAGAGCAAGGACTTCAAAGACCGGCTTTACGCCCGCCTGGGAGCGGCGCATACCTTTTCGCCGGACGACAAAAGCGCCATGTACATCTGGGACGTCATGGAGAACTACAAACAGGGGCAGATGATCTTCAACGGTATCGCGCTGTTCATCTGGATCATCGGGATCGGCACGCTGATCGCCGGCATCGTAGGCGTCAGCAACATCATGCTGGTAACCGTCCGCGAGCGAACGTTCGAATTCGGCATCCGCAAGGCGATGGGAGCCAAGCCCTCGTCGCTGGTCAAGCTGGTGCTGATCGAATCGGTGCTGATTACCGCCGCAT